TTTGCGTCTTCCATCGTCATCGCCATTTTATCAACGCTTTTATCGACATCATCGATGGCCGGTTCCATCGATAGCAGGATGTCAGTCATCTGCGAAAGCGAAAGGACGGCAGGCTTTGCCGCAACCGGGATGGTCAACAGCACATCTGTTTTTGCGCTGATTGCCTCTTTTGCCTTGATGGCAGCTTGCACCAGATCAGTCAGATTTGTGGCTGTTGATTCAGTTGTGCGGTCAAACCCGACGATTGCACCGGTCGCCGCATCAACCGTTACCCTAGCTTTAATCAATCCATTTTCCAGTTTCTCGACGCCGCGACCGGCGTTTTCGAGGTTGAACGTTAGGCGATCAATCTCTTTTTCCAGATTTTTACCGAATTCAAATTGGCCGATTTCCGCGCCAGTGAATTCATTTGTCAGACGCACCAATTCATTTAGAAAACCGCGCAGCCCCTTTGTCGACGCTGACAACGCTTTCAAAAGGCCGATGGTAAACAGTTCCGCAACGCCAGCTAGCGCAGGCATCAAAACCGCAGTGATTTGATGACCAATCGATGCGAATACGCGCCCCAGCTTATCGAATAGATCGTTGGCCTCTTCGACTGCTTCTGCCTGCGGTCCTGTCAGCTGAATAGTGACCGCGTTGAAATCCTCGCCCAACGCCTTCAGACCGGCTGATCCATCTTTTAGCGTATTAACCAGACCGCCGCCAGATCGACCAAACAAGTCAATCGCAATCCGCACACGGTCTGCCGGGTCCTTGACTTGTGCGAATCTGTCGGCGACTTCTGCCAGCAATTCGTCTGTACTTTTCAGCGACCCGTCAGATTTTGCCAACGTCACGCCAAGCGCTTCAAAGCTGCGCTTGCCCACACCGATGCCGGTCGACGCCTCAGATATAGACCGGCTGAACCGCTCCAAACCCTTGTTCAGTTCAGCGGTCGTTACGCCCGTCTGCGATGCAGCGAATTGAAGCTGTTGCAGTTGATTGACCGTTAGGCCCAACATGCCCGACTGCTTGGCCAGTTCATCGATCTGTTGTGCGAATTCACGTAGGGCAAGACCAGCGCCAAGGGCAGCAACCGCACCCTGCACCGATAAAACAGACGATTTTACCTTTGATAATCCACGACCGACAGACCGGAACGCCCGTTGCGTTTTGTCGATTGCGCCGATGGTAATCTTAAGATTTTGATTTGCCATCTTCTACAATCCCAAAATAGGCGAACCATTCGTTGATTTCAGACAATGTTAAGTCTTCGATCTCTGGCTGCGTCTTGTGTAATCGATCCGCTAGGGCCAACAAGTTGAACCGGAACGGATCGCCCTTCAGTTTTTTTCCGCTTCCTCGACGCCTTCAATATCGCCGAACATCTGCGATGCGATATCTGAAATCAAGGGCAGCGGCTCATCCATCAAGTGCGTTTTATCTGCCAAGGTGAAAAGCCTTTCACCATCAGCATTGCCAGCCTTCAGGATAATCAGATCGATCATGCCTTCAATGGTCATATCATTCAGAAAGTTTTTATGCTTTTTCTGAATCTTGTTGATATCACCGGCTGTCAGCGGATAGACGTGAATGTGCAAGGGCGCACCATCGTCGCCCCATTCAGAGACTTCGATGATGCGTGCTTGCTTCTGCCGCCTTTCGGCGATTTTCTGGCCAAGTGACATTAGGAAACGGTGCCTTCAGTCAGACCGCCTGTGATCTGCATTGAATAGGTTGCCTCGACCATACCGTCAGAAGCAACGCTGACATCCTTGCCGGTGATCAGCGCAGTGCCTGACAGCTTGTGATCGCCGCTGGTGTTACCTTCCATCTGGAAATTCACAGTAACGGATGCGCCGACATCGAAGGTCGACTGACCATTTGTGTCAGTGTCATCGAAATAACACTCAACCGTTGCGGTCGCGTCCTTGAAGCTGGCCACATAAGTTTTTGCAGCGTCACCCATTGTAGTATCTTCAATCACGTCAGCGGTTTCATTAACAGTAAAGCTGCGGATTTCGGCAACAGCGTTTGATCCGCTCAACACCGTGCCTTCATTGCCTTTGAAAGTTGCCATTTTGATCTCCTCTTAAGCGGCAGTTTCAACATCGTTTTCGGCGGTGCGATATTGCACCGTCACGGTGAAGCGACCAACGGCCACCGGCTGCTCGCCGTCGCCCGAAAAATCAACCTCAAACGCTGTGACTTGCAAATCCTTCGACTTGCTGCCCAGCGTCACATCTGCCGCCAAAGCCTCTTCAACTTGAACGGCAATCGTGTCCAGCGTGTTATCATAGTTAGCAGTCGCACTGACATATGCCTCCACACTGACTTCCAGAACGCGGTTAATCGACCGCGATATTGTTAATGTATCAAAATCCACGGCTTCTGACCGTGTAAAAATGCAAAGCCCCGGCAGCTTGGTGGTTTCCAGCGGATATATGCGCGATCGAAACACGTTTGATCCTGTGGTGGTCAAACCTGTTAGCGCGGTCACGATTGCATCGCGTATCTGTTGCCGGACGTGCGCCATCAGTCTTTTTCCAATACCAGCATCGTCATTCCGGTGCCGTCATCCTGCACGATGCGGACGGTGTAGTTTACCCCGCCCACAACCAAAGCATCGCCTTCAGCGGCGCTAGAAACGTCAGCAGTGCGGCAATGAAAACGTGGCTGCTGCAATGCCACACCTACACCGCCACCGGCATCGACTTCGATGAAGTCATTATCGAAAATGCCGTTGACCGTGCTGGCAGAACCGCCAGATGGCGTATAGGTTGCTGCCGACCCGAAATCGTCGACATCAACAAACACGGCGCGGTCATCGGCAGATTCAACGGCCATCAGGCATCCTCTGGCGTTTCGATCTCGTCAGCATCTGCGGCGCGATCAAATAATTTCTTTTTCGGACGGCCAGCCTTTTTGACCGGTTCGGCATATCCACGCGCGATCAGCTTTTCAGCGATGCGGTCATCCATATCATGCTCCTCACCAGCGAACATATTGCCCACGGTTCCGGTGTAGCACTTTTCAAGAATCTTGATTTTCATGTTACCTCACAAGGTGAAATGGTGGCCGGGTCATCCCCGGCCACCGTTTGATAGTTAGGCAGTAGACACTTCATCGGTGATCGCAAACGATGCGCCGTTGCGAATTGCAACATCAACATCTTGATGCAGGATGATGCGAGTCGTACCAGCAAGACCGCCGGTTGTCTCATCGATCATAATGTCTGCGCCGCCGAACAGGCCGACGATCAACTGCGAGAAGTCACCGTAGATCAGCGCCGATGCGTCGGTGCCGCCATCACCCGGATTCAGATTCGATGGCACGTTGCTGGTAAACTCAGCGCGGTAACCATAGATGCTGTTCCAAGGATCGTTCAGCAGCATGATGCTGTCAGTCGATGCCACCTTGACGGTGTTGGCCATCTTCGCCTTGACCTTCGGGTTGGAAAGCCAGCCCAAGGTTTGCGCGTTGATAACGCCGTCTGCGTCTTCAACAGTCTTAACCAGATCGGTCAAGTCTGCCCAAGTCAGCGCAGCCACATCTGTGTTCGCAGAAATGTCAACATTGCCGACATCGCCGTTGTTCAGAATGCCTGTTGGCTGACCGCTGGAACCAGAACCGCTGATCGCTGCTGATTCAATCAGATCGGCTGCTGCGCGCAGCAGATCGTCTTGAACAATCTGATCAAGGGCTGGCACGCTCTCTTTGAGAGCAAGACGGCTGATGTCAACAAACGCGCCCATTGTGCGCGGCTGAAGAGTAACGCCTGCGTCAGTCTGCGACTGATCCGCAACGCTGCCCAACTCTTCAACGAATGCCGCAGTGGCACCGGCTGAAAACTTAGGCATCTTGATGCGGTTAGTGAGGCCACCCATAAAGGTGACGCCAAGGTTTGCCATCACTTGCTTTGAACGCAGGGCCTCGATGAACATATCACCGCGATGAACGGTCGGGATAAAGTTATCGACGACGTTCTCATCACCGACTGCACCAGTTGCAGCGGTTGCCATTGCGCCAGCACGCCAAGCAAAGTCTGGCACATACACACCACGCGCTGCGCGGCCTGTACGGCGCTGGACTTCCTCAGACATTTCACGCTCAAAACCAGCGTCGGACCAGTCGTTAGTGGCCTGTGCGCGGATCATGCGTGCAAGTGAATATTCCCGCTGGTCCTTGATTGGGGCATCGACAACGTGCGCTGGTGTTTCCAGCGGCTTGTTGGCAATGACTTCAAGCAATTCGCCACGGAATTCGTCAACGGAAACGCCGCGACCAATGGCATCTTCGCCAAGATCAGCACGGCTGTGCTTCCGGGCCAAAGTCATAATCTCTTTGGCGCTTTTCTGCGCGGCCTTGGCGGCTTCCGCCCGTACCGCGTCAAGATCAATATCAGACATTTCGTCTTTCCTTTCTTCGATCTTTGGGGTTGCGTGTAAAGGTTCGGAAATAGACCGACCAACGCCCACCAGACTTGACTGGTCCGCAGGAATTGAAACGATTGAAATTTCCATTGGTGTGGTGGAGACGCGAACAATGTCCTCGCCATCATCTTCACGTTCAACGCGGCCATCCACCCGATAACCGACGCTGATATTTTGCCGGATACCATCCGACACATCGTTGAACACTTCTGAAGCCCGGTCGCCTTTTCCAAAGCGAACGATGGCGCGGAGACGCCGCGCCTCTTCATCCAGTTCAACAGATTCAACAATCCCTATTTGGG